ATGTTACTGCCTATATTAGCGCCTAAATTACCTGCGGCAGATGTTAACGTATTAGCGCTTGTTTGTCCTGCGCCCATTAAACTTTGTAATGGGTTTAACTGGTTAGCACGATTAACTTGATAGCGATTAAACGCATTTTGATATTCTTGCGATGCTAAGTCTTGCCCGTAGCGTTGCGCTCCTCTAAGAGTAGCGCCTGACAATAACCCACCTCTTGACGCAGCGGTGCGGTCAAGGGCTTTCATGCCTTCAGATAAACGGAACGCATAGCCTGGGTCTGCTTGATAATCTCCCATACTAAAATCTTTAGCGTATCTGCCGTCGCCTTCGCCTATACCTAAATAACCTAACAATTTATTTTGGGCGCTTAATCCCGCTTGTCTAAACGGCTCTTGCAGTTCAGTTTGACGTTCAAACATTTGTTGTTGAACATCGGTTGCGCGGTTAGCGGCGCTTGCTTGTGTACTTGCCGCTTTATTAGCCGAAATACCGCCTATTACTGCGCTTGCTGCTACTGATCCTGCTACCCATCCGCTCATGTTAATTCTCCTTGTAATACTATACCAAAATTTATCTTCATAGACGTTCTATAATCTACTAACAGTTCATCGTCAATTTTAATATCTTTAGTTGCTATTGCGTAAATATCATCGCCATTCTTTATGGGTTTAATATTAGCATTAAAAGAATGATTTATAAACCTACCGCCAGGCGTTCTTTTTCCATTTAAACGTCCTGGGCAGATAATTTCACCAATTTCAAAGGATTTTGTTGCAAATAATCCTTTTCCGTGAATTTGCGAGTCACGTAGCTCAACAAAATGACCTTCTGGCATATCTATTAAATCGGACTCATTTTCAGCAATTGCGTGTACTTCTTCACGTGTCATGCCTATTTGTTTTAAAAATAACAAATAATCAATTTGCGCTTGTTGTTCCGCAGTTCGACTATTGCCCAAACCGTATACAGGCACAACATAAAGCCGATCTTCTAAGACTGCTATATCTTTACAATCATCAGGGTTTGCGTAAATATCTACCCAAACTACTTCATTTTCAAATACTCGACCAACACGTTGTTCGCCAGCACAAGCATCAAACTCGCATGGCGCAGTCAATATTTTTACTTCTGTGCCAATATTAACAGCAATTGTACCCTTTTCTAGCCGAACTTTGTAATCTGTTTTATGCGCTGCCCCTGTTAAGACACACCACGGCGGTATAATAATCTTTCGCTCGTAAATGTTTGGCGCAAACGTATGCTCAGTTACGATGTCTGCTTGAGGCATTTTAAGCAGCTCATCTTGCAACTTGACAATCTTGTCAGGCGTTACGTCAATCTTAGCCAAGCCCATATTTACAAACATAGGTAATGTAGGTAAAAACCCTTGTTTATAAGTAACGTTCATTTCAATTTGCATATTATTTTTTATGTTGCCTGCGTTATAAGCCAATTTGTGCCATTTGACACAATGGTTGCCCAATTACCTGCTACGTTACTTAATATGGCTGTACCCGCAGCTCCACCTGATTTTGGTACAACATTACTAGACGCTGACACTACCAATTGATTCTGATAGTTAGTAAAGTATAAAACCCGCCCTGTGTTAGCAGATGCTGATGGCAACGTAACCGTGCAAGTAGAACCTGTTTTATTGTTTATTAACCATGTGTCTGTAGATGCTACGCTAAAATCAGCCGTTTTGGTAACTGGCGCATTTGTTGTTACGGTGCCACTTGTGCTTAACGTGCCAGTAGCAAAAGTTAATCCTGTACCTACAGTAACATTACTAAATCCACCTGCGCCATTCCCGTACAGAATAGACGTGCCACTTGTAGCTGGTGCGTAATCTGTACCGCTTACTGCTGCGCTGATAGCTGTACCGTTGCCTTTAAGAATACCTGTGATAGTTGTAGTTAACGTAATAGCAGGCGTAGTAGTGCTATTAGCTACCGTGCCAGCAAAGCCATTAGTTGATACGACAGACACATTAGTAACTGTACCATTTGTGCCAGTAATAGTTATGCTACCTGCGCCGTTGGTAATAGTTATGCCTGTACCAGCCGTTAAAGTATTTAGGTTATATTTTTGCCCTGCCGTATTGCCAATTAATAATTGACCATTAATAGGGTAATCACTTAGCCCTGTACCGCCATTCGGTATCTGAATAATGCCTAAATCAGCACCTACAATTGAATAAATATTATTAAAGAACCTAAACCACTCCCGCGATACTAAACCTGTACGTGGATCTATTAACTCAACTCTAGGCGCAGGAATCTGCGTGATGTTAATTGGATTAGGCATTAGTTGGTGACAACAATAATTCAGCGTTAGTAATAGCAATCTTTACTGGATCGGTGCCTGATACTTCATAGACACGATCACGTAACTTAACTGTCATACCAAGGCGACGCCAAAAGGTACGAAAACCATACTGACCAATTTTGCCCATTGATGCCCAATGTTCATTTGACCATGTATGACCGCCATCATCTGACCAACGCAACATAGCTTGCGGATTATAGCCTGGTGCGGCTGGGTAACCAATAGTCGCTAAAATATACCCGTTATAGTCAGGATCTGTGTTTATACCTATAGTTTCAAACCCATCATTAGCTTCAGTAGTTAATTCTAATCCAGCCTGCGTAGCTAAATTAACTTGCGTAAACTCGGCAATAATTTCTTTGCCATCTTCTGTTGTTATATCTTCAGAATCATACGCTGGGTATAACTCTAATCCAACGCCTGTTTCGGCATTAAGTTGTAATGTATGCTGGGCGGTACGTTTAAAGTTATTTTGCCCTGGCATTAACGCGCGCCATGACCGTAACCATTTTTGAATTTGACCGTTATCTGCGTAAGTATCTAAGTCAAGCTCGTAAATATTACCGTTTTCGTAATCACCAACAATAATTGTGCCGCCAAAGTTACATTGGTTATTGCTACGATGTCTGGTAAAACTGCCATCACTAAAGCCTGCGCGTTCATGCCATGCTTGCGTAGATGCGTCATAAACCCATGTAGTGTTGCCAGTTGGAAAATTAAGCACGTAGAACGCATGACCGTCTTGTTGATAGGTATACGCCACCGCATCGGATATATTGCCGTACTGCTGTATTTGCCATTCAATTGCATGGGTGGAAACCCGAACGCCTGTGTAACCGTTAGCACGATAAACAATACCCTGACCACGAGCGTCTGTGCCTAGCCAAAATAAACCGTTATCTAACTTAGCAACTGAAAATGGTGCAACGCAACCAATTTCATTAAAAGCACCTTGAATACGCGTAAGAGGAAAGTCAGTAGCGCCTGAGTCATACCAAACTTCTACAGAATCCGTACCGAACACCCACAGCTCACGGTGATCTGATATAAGCGCAACAACACCATCGGGTGAGCCTTCAGCACTAGCAAAGTCTAATGGGTCAATGGATGTACCGTCTAACAATTGAGAAACCCATATCTTTTGGCTATTTGGTTCGTTAAACACAAAATAACCGTCTAAGTATGATACGGTTACAGCGCCTGGGAAATCAATATCTGTAATCTGTGCAAAGACGCTAGTTACTTCGTTATAGATATAACCATCAGGATTACACGCTAAAAATATCTGCGTACCGTTATCGGCAATAGATACTGGCCCTTCACCGCTTATAGTGCCTAAAAGCTGAGGTGTAGCGGATGTGCCTGTTAGCTTATAAAACTCTTGCCCTGATACTACATAAAAATCTGAACCGTTTGTTTGATGCGCCCACAATGCTCGAATAGGGCCAACACCAATAGTCTGTAAAAATTTTAGTCCAGGTGCGCGTTGTAAATACCCTGTTTCTTCGCCTTCAATTACAACTTCAGGAAACAGGTTAACCATACGGGCATCCGCTGCATTGACGCTACGTGCAACATATGATTGACCTAAAATCGGGGTTTTCATTGTTTAGGCAGTTACAGCCTTAATTACTGCAAACGCAATAACAATAGCTTCAGATAATGAACCTAAAGAAATATTACGCACGTTGATACTTGCTGATCCTGCCGCTGACTGAGCATTTAATAAATAAGAACCTGCAGTACCGCCGCTAATATGGTTCATTACTAAAATATCGCCCGCTTCAATTACGGTGTTAGTTAATGTAAACGATACGGTTGTAGACGCAGCTAAAGCAGCATTGTTTAATGTAATTTGCCCTGTTGATTTGCTTAATGTTACGCCTGTAGCTTTGCTAGTACTTTGCGTTATAGTACCACCCGAACCTGTTGCGTACCCTTGTTTACCTGTACCTGAAATAACTTGATTACCCGTTGTGCTAAGACTTGTACCTGTAGCTACGCCGATTACAGGTGTAGTTAACGCCATACTAGTGCTAGTACACGCAGAGATATTGCCTGATGCTACCGTACCAAGCGCAGGAGTTACAAACGTAGGACTAGTAAACAAATTGGTCACAGACAGTTGTTTAGTCGTGCTAGTAGATGCTTGCACAATTGGCAACACGTCAGCTCCAGCTTGGGAGGTTGCGACGGGTAAAGCTGAAATAGCAATAGTAGCCATGATTTATCCTTAATAATTTCCTGCAAAGATATTGTAACGTTGGCGTGTGCCAACAATACTGTACGGTAATGACATAATATCATCTGGGTTGTTAATACGTTTTAGGTTGCGTTTAGACGTCATTGCAATCCGTGATACTTGTGGGCTTGGCTCAACGCCAAACTCGGCAGCAAACTCACAAGCCAAGTTATATTTAAATGCTCTCAAATAGCCTGGTGGAAACGCTAAAGGCGTCGCTAACGTAGCAGGTTGGCTTAATTCTTCAACCGAAACAAAATGCCACTCTAGCACTTTTGTTGGTTTAGGATAAATATACATTTCAATATTAGGGTACGTCATGTTAATCCATATCACTTGCGGATATGTGCTAGTGACTGTCTTAACGGCAATACCGTCATATTGTTGTTGATTAATAATTTTAATACCAAACGAGATACCGTTGGCAGGATCAAGGAAGTAAGTAGAGTCGTCTAATAAAATAGGTCGATTACCTACAAAGTCACCTGTAGGCCCTAGCGTTCTACTTAGTATGTTAGGGGGCCAACTAAATACTTGGTCTTGCGTAGAAAATACAGATAATCGTTCTGTATTCCACGAATCAATCATTTGATTTAATGCGGTTAAAGCGTCTTGCGATGTAGCGGCAGAAGTTGTTTCACCTTCAGCCAACACCCCTAATAGACGTAGCGCCCCATTAATTTGATCGTTGGCGGTATAAATTGCCATAACTCACCCTTTACTCGATAGTTTTACGACGTCTTTTTACTTCCAACGTATTGACAGGAGCCGCAATCACTTCTTCTTCAGATGGCGTGGCATCAGTATAACGCACCCAGCCATTTTGTTCATCATATTCTGCTTCTTGTTCCATCGTAGCAACTTTATTGCCATGATCAGGATGTTTTAAATAGATAGTCATGTTCGTATTCGGTAGGGGGCGTACTGCCCCCTGATTTTAATTAAAAATAAATTAAGCCTGTGCAACGTGAATAGTTGCAAAATTTATAGTTAATGCTTCACTTAAACTACCTGTACTTGCGTTTGTAATTACAATAGTAAATGAACCCGCAGCAACCGTAGCAACAGAAAGTAAATACGTTCCTGCGGTAGCAGCGCCGCTTGCTATTGCAACAACTGGTACATCATAAGCACTTATAGCACTATTAGTAACAACAAAAGCTACTTCGGCAGCAGCCGCTAATGCAGCGTTATTAGTCACAATTTGACCAACAGATGCGTTAATTGTCACGCCTGTTGATTTACTTGTGGCTTGTGTAACGGTTGACGGTGCTGTACTACTTGAGCCAGTATTGTAACCAATTTGACCTGTACCAGCCAAAGCGTAAATATTACTTGAACTTTTTAGATCTTGATCTTCAAAAGCTACGCCTATTGATTTGGTATTACCCATAATCTATTCCCCTATAAAATCCCCGCCGAAGCGGGGGATTAATATTAACCAGCTACGCGATAGAATACATAAGTCGCATCAGCAGTCTTACGAACACGCCAAATACAAGACGTAACCGCATTAACTGCTGCAACACCGACCAAAGTACAACCTGTATTAGCCGTTACAGTAGCAGCGTTAGTTGCGCCTGTATTGATAATAACAAACTCAAAACAGCTATTTACTTTCATACTTGGAAACGCTGTATCTAATTCTGTACCAAGAGGTACAGTTAAAGCGACTGCGGCGCCAGTATAAGTAATAATACCTGTTGCTAATTCGGCAGCCGTCAAAGTTGCTGCTGCTGTTTTAGCCGTTGGGGTTGGTTGAGTAACCATGTTAATTTCGGTTAAATTACCGTCGCCAAACTGATAACCACCTGCACCATTAGGTAATGCCATAATAATTCTCCTTAAATATTAAAAAAGCCCCTGTCTACACAGGAGCATTTAGGTTTAACCCCACAAACGAACAGCCATTTGTGGTCGGATCACGCTGAAACCGTATAGAACGTCAATACGGCAAGGTAAACGGTCATTGTTGATGTCGTACTGACGTACTATACGCATCGAAATACCGTTATGAACTTGACGTGAAGCCATGTCTACACCTTGTGGTAATAACAAGTCAGCAGTCGCAAAAGTGATCGCATCTTTGTGATAGATCAAGTTTTGTGGGTAAGCTGTTGCGGATCCACCTAAGAAAGTTAAAACAGCACTAGCAGCAGGGAACGAATCAATTGTTGCCAAGGCATTACTTGATGTGTACATTGCTGGTGATACTGTTAGCGTACCAGTTGTGGTTGAAGAAATATTCAAATCAGCAGTTACAACAAATTGTTGTAATGAACCTGTTGACTGACGGGTTTGTGGGTTAACAGCATACACGTTAGCAATAGTAAACACGTCGCCAATTTTAAAAGTTGGTGAACCGCTAGTAAAGCTAATTGCTAACGATGTTGTGCCTTGAGTGCTTGGTGCAGT